ACGGATTGTTTGAAACCAGCTTTTTTTAGCACGCCTTTTTTCTTGAGTTCTGCATCTACTAGTATGCTCATTCTCACTGGGTCTAGATTATATAATTCAGCCAGTTCTTTCTTTTTTCTACCAGAGCTACCTTTTGTAGGTACCTTTTCCATGTACCAGTTACCATATGCTAGGTAGTTCTCAACACCTACTTGTATTAATGTTTCTATTGTGTCATCTGGATTTGGTCTATCAAAAAATTCTAGTAAACGTTTTAGATCTGACTTCTTGCTTCTGGAACCAATCTCTTCTTTGATAACGTAACCGCCACCAAGAATAGCATCTCTTATACGAAATGCGCTCTGGATTGAGCCTGGAGATTCTGAATATAATGTGGACAACGTGCCGTAGTTCTTACCAGAACTGTACTGGCTACCAATAAATCCCTCTGTATCTTTTCCACTGCCAGATGTGGATACATATTTTCTAGATGCACCAAATTTCCTATCAAGTGCCTTTACTGTCTCAGTAGACCAATCTTTTTTGGCAGCTTCCAAAGCTTTGTTAACTTCTTCTACTACCTCTTTATTAAATTCTGTTTGTAAATTTTGGGTGATATCTGTCTTAACCTGTTCAACCTTTGCATCTAATACACTCTTTACATTATCACTTTCTAAGACGGTTTTTTCTAAAAATTTAGGTATTTTCATAGTTTTTTAATCTTTTTTTGCAAAAAATATGGGTTTCTACAGAAATAATATCATTTAATGGACATAATGCAAATAGATTATACTCCGAGAAATCCTCTTCCAGGTGTACCTCGTGCAGCTTGAAAGCACACACCAGCTACAGAGTCTGATACATCTTTACTTCCTTGTCTTGGGTGATCTATCTTTGTACCTTTTAATTCTTCTAATTGTTGTAGTTCCTCTACGAATGGTTTGTAGTAATAGAAGTTTAATCTACCATCTAGTAGCGCAGATTTTAATGTGTAGTATGCTTCTGGGTTTCTATCAATGGAAAGGAAGTCAGCGTTGAACCCAGCTGATTTTAATGTTTGTACCGAGTCTATACTTTGCCAACCATCAAACGTTACCTTGGCTATGTTATACCCTATGTCTTTTAACTGGTATATTTTCTGTCTAACTTCCTCGAACTTAATTTCATCACGTGGTTTAGCTGTTATACGCATCATTAGATCTATAAGTATCTTAGGTCGTTTCTCAATCTTGCCCTCAATACTTTTTACTTCTTGCCAACCAGCGAACTTACCCATTGCAAATCCAGCAGCGTCACCCTTACCATCTTTGTTTAACCCTAAGTCGATATGTATGAATCTCTTATCGTTGTCGTAGTGAGCATCACTTCTTCTATTATGGAACCAATCTGCAAATTCACCTGTCTTAGGATCTATTGGATTCTTTCTATTGTAGTTTACAGCAGCAGTTATGGCGTCTGGGTTATTGAAAAACCCTTGTATTGCCATTGATGGTTGTGCGCCATAGTCACGCATAGAACGTTCTGGGTTTTGTTTGAACTCATCTTCGTATTCAACTGGTACCATTATTCCTGCCATATTTGGTAGGTATGTTCCAAGGTCAAACTTCTCCCCGCCGTACATCTCTGGTGGCATAGCTTCCCATAGTGCAGCTCTTCTTCTAAACACACTGTTATTGGTTTCTGATTCAGCAAACTTCTTCTCTGCAAAGTCATACACGTATCGTGGTGATGTGATAATAAATAACTTTCCTTTTGAAAAGAACCTAGAACGTATACGTTTCTTGATCTGATTGTACGATTCCTCAGCGTAGTCCTTATCTTTTGTAAGAGTATGAAACGATGCCTCGTCAATAACAGCACCAAATATATTGTACCCAAGTGGTGCCTCTTCGTTAGAACCTACAGGCAATATGTATATGTTCTTGGGCATTCTTATTTTTGATTTTATTCGTGGGTCTGGTGGGTAAAATGTTTGAAACCATTTGTTATTATCCAGCCTGTTTTTTATTTCACCGAAAACAATATCTTTTGCTTGGCTGAATGATTTGGATATGTTAATGAACGCTATCTTAGTACCCTTAGCCATTTTGAAATACTCTTGCGGGTTTCTAATGCATAGAAGTCTGTATATGGTATACACGATAGCCATTGATGACACGTAAGATTTACCAGAACCAATACCAGCTATGTATAATGCTTCCTCATACTTACCAAGGTTTTCAAACTCCTCAAAGTTTTCTCCGCTATCGAATATATCTATCAATAGCTGTCTATTAAAAGGTCTTGGTGCGTCTTGTGGGTCAACGAAATCAGGACTGTCCAGAAACTCCTTCATCGTCACTGGTTTGTGCTGATAATGCGGGTGGCTCACTAGGAACTCCATCGTTTTCAGCTGTTCCTTGTTCGCCGTTTCCAAGAACTTGACGAATTGCCGAGATAAGTACATCTCTATCCTCCTCTCCTAATGTATGAATTTCAGCGGAGAACTTAGTAAGTTTCGCTTCTACTGCTACGGTACTGTTCAGGTCTGCTAGGTCTGGCTGGTTTATACCCTCCATTTCGCTTATTTTTCCAAGTATGTTTAGTGCTGTATTTAGAAAACTATTCTTAACAGAACCTCTTGCGTTCATATATTCTCTAACAGCTTGGTTATATAAGAATCGCAACTTGTCCAGTATCTCGGCTCTCTTTCCTGGTAAATCAACATCGGCGGCAACATCTTCTTGTCTGATATATTCCATGTCGTTCTTTATAATCCACTCTGACACTGGAACGTCTAGTTTTTCATTGGTGCTTATTTTTATACCCTTTTGGAGTACTAATAATATTTGGTGAGCCTCATAACCCATACGCATGAGTTCACGTATCTTGGATCTTCTTATTGCTATCTTACTCACATCTTCCGTTGATGTTATGTTAGGTGATGATAATTCTAAACTATTTGGATCTGGTAGTAATATATCTAGTTCATTATCCATAGTTACAGTTTAACAGCTTTTTGACCAGTTAGCTTTTCCATTCTATCTACTATAACCTGAACGTATTGTGGATCTAGTTCCATCATATTGCATCTTCTGTTGCATACGTGTGCAGATGCCATCGTTGTGCCAGAACCTCCGAACACATCTAACACCAAGTCGCCCTGTAAGCTGGAGTTCTTGATATAGTCATTTACCAGTTTCAACGGTCGTTGAGCTGGGTGAGCTACCTTATCATCTCCAGAATCACGTTTGACATAGTTGGCAGCTGGTACAACTGCACCGCCGTAGAACTTATGTGTGCCACCTTTTTTCCATCCGTATAGAATTGCTTCGTAGTTATATTGGTAATCGCTGTTCCCTAGGGTAGGGTTCTCCTTTACCCAAAATAATATCTGACTAAACCTAAATATTTCCTTATACAGTACTCCTAGCTCTAACAGGTACTTATCACCGCTCATTATGTAAACAACTGTATTTGGTTTACTAACACTGTCTATGTTTAACATAAACTTTTTACAAAACTCTAAGTAATCGTCTGTGCTCATGTTGTCCTCGTATGAGTTGTAATCTAATTCCACATTGAATGGTGGATCTGTGAATACCAAATTAGCCTCCTCACCATCCATTAATTTTTCTAAATCTTCTTTTTTAGTGGAGTCGCCACACATTATTTTATGTCTGCCTACTTGATATATCTCTCCTAGCTTGATATTAGTATCCTTCGCCTTATCTAAGCTTCCATCTAGATCGAAGTCATCGGCATCATCTTCGTTCACATTCATAACTGTGTCTAGTATTGCGCTTATCTCTTCGTGAGAGAAACCTAATAGATCTGATTCTGGAATTAGATCTTCTTGTGTCAACCCGTATAATATTTCAGCTAGTTTTTCGTTGTCCCAATCACCACTTATTTTATTCAACGCCAAGTTAAGTATCTTTTCTTTTTCTTTGTTTAGATTTACAAAAACTACAGGCACTTCTTCCCAACCTAGTGATTTTGCACCCTCATATCTCTGATGTCCTCCTACAATAGTCCACTCTTTTTCTTCTGGTGCGAATGACTCATGCTCCCTAGTGTTTACTACAATAGGTTCAACGAAGCCGAACTCTTGCAACGATTTTTTTAGTGAATCAAATTCAATGGTATCAATTACCCTTGGGTTATAAGATGATTTATTCAATTTATTAATTGGTATCATCTCCATTTTTAGATTAGTTAAATTCATTTTGAGCGCCTTTCTCTCTAACAAAATTCATAAACTTGGCTAGTAGATCTAAGTCTATCACAGCCAATTTTGTATGCTTACCGTGTTGTCTTAGTATGAGAATAGGTTCATCGTTTTTATCTTTGCAATATTTACTCTTTACACTTTCATATAAACTGTAAACGCTGAATTTCTTATATCGTTTGGTATCTACTTTGAATGAGGGGAAATCTTCTATCTTTACATCTACGTCTGTTACTCCAAAATCAGCACCACGTGAGACACGTTCACCACCTAGATCCTTGGCACTATCTCTTTCTAATTGTTTCCATGTTGATGTTCTCTTCATACTTTTTCCTGTTCCTAGAAATTAACAACTAAACGCCATGAATAAGGGAAGTCATTATCTAGAATGAACCTTATTAAGCCCGAGAGTGGTGACTTATGATTGTATCATCTAACTCGGACAACCTATCTTGTCCCTCTTCCGTTAAAAGGGCGGCGATAGTGCTTTATCCCCCCACTAGGGGATTATTCAGCCACACAGCATTTAATTGTCAAAGACCCTGCAATATTTCAGCAGGTGAAGTTCTATATTGGTCAAGGTGGTTGGACTCGAACCAACGACCCCACGCTCCCAAAGCGTGTGCGCTACCAACTGCGCCACACCTTGTCTGGCAATTATTATAACAAAAAATTTAATATCTGCCACGAGTTTACTTATCACTAAGTAAAATGGGCGGTAGGCTTCCACCACTAGACGATTCGTTTACAATATCCTCTGACAATTCAGATATATGGCTACTAGACCCACAATTAGAGCAGTTCCTTAGGTTACGTCTGGAAAATTCTAGATATAATGCACTATTCTCTTCTAATAACTTAGCCCTTTCCTCATCTACTATGTAGTGGACAGTGCCACATTTTGTACACTCTGCGAACTTGAATTTTTCCATGCTATTTTGCTTCCTTATCTTCCTTAGGTTCCTTGATTTCCTTGGTTTCCTTAGGTTCCTTAATTTCCTTAGTTTCCTTGGTAGCTTTTTTGGCCTTCTTTGTTTTGTTTTCGACCTCAGGTTTATTCCCTACAGGTTCCGCAAGAACAAAGTAATGAATCTTACCTTCGATGGTTGACAGGTCAACCTTATTAACCTGTATTTCATTCTTGGCAAAGCTACTTAGAGCTTGATTTAACTTTTTAATGTCATCGTACTGATAAAGTTTCATGCTAGGCACCTCCTTTATATTATAAAATTAATTAACTAATCATACCACTATTGATTCGGCATTACTTATTATTTCTTCACTACCGTTGAACCCAGTGGTACGGCTCACTACGTTCTTATCCTTATCCATAAACAGTAAGGTTGGTATGCTCATAACACCATATTTGGTAGCAATATCCGAACTGTTATCTACATTTATCTTGAAAACATTTAGTACGCTGTCGTATTCTTTTGATATTGTTTCTACTAGCGGTGACACCATCTTACAAGGCCCACACCAGTCTGCATAAAAATAAACTATAACTGGTGTCTTTGTAACTCTTAACTCAGAATCATAGTTTTTGCTATTTAGTATTTTCATATTTTTTCCCATGGATATTCTGGATATCCGAAATGACCGTTGGCTGCGGTCTGCAAGTACATTGGTCTTCTTAACTCAAACCTATCTATTATGGCTGCTGGTCTACAATCAAACCTAGTCTGGTCTATATCTTCCTCTACTCCATTTATATATGCCTTTGCCATTAATGGTTCTGATTTTCCAATAACGTAAGAGAGTTTAACCAAAACATCATTGCAACCCTTTTCTTTAAGCAGATTTAA